GCCACGCTGTTCACCCTCCTCGCGCTGCTGCTCATCCCGCACGCCGTCATCAGGGCGATCATCGGACAGGCGCTCCACCAGTGGACACCAATCACGTGGCTCGCCATCCACACCGCACTGACCATCGCGGCGCTCGCCACCAGCCTCGCCAGCTACGCGATCGCCGCACTGCTCGCACCGCCAAGACCGGAGACCTACCAATGACCGAAGACCAGCAAGACCAGCTCGTCATCAGCCTCGACACGCAATACGCCGTCGCGCACGCCATCTACAACCGATTCCACGCCAACGGCCACCGCAAACACCTCACGTGGGAAAACCTCGACGACGACGGCCGCGAACCATGGCGCCTGATAGC